ATCACCTCCACCACTTTTAAACCAGGCATAACGTTCATTATCTTCTTTTAATTCTTGTAGATAAGTAGAATTTAATTGTTCTACAATTAATTGAATTGCTCTATTAATTTGTTTTTGGTTAGACACATCATATTCTTGTTTTGGTTCTGGTAATCGTACTACAATTTTAGTCATTATCTTCTACCGTCCGGTTGTAAATCTAATCGTAATGTTCCAAATCTCCAATCTTCGCTTAATCCTGTATTTTTAATTTCAATATTACAAAATCTTCCTCTTGCTCTTGTATCTATTTTTGTAGTTGAACTATTAATAATAAAAGGACTTAAAGCTGTGTCTGTACTAGATTGAGAAGGATAATTTTTAACAGCTAATATCATTTGTATATTTCCTTGTAAGTTTTTAAAATCAGGAATAAATCTTCTCATAGATAAAAAGAACTCTCCATTTCCCTGTACATCTAAATCAAAATCATAAGAAGTTAAAGTAGAAATAATAGGAGTTGTGGTACCATCTGGATTGATTTGATCTGTTCCTACATGTTGTTCAAAATAAACAGTTTGTCCCAATCCACTTTCCCCAACGACAACTGGAAAATTACCTGTTTGATTACTATTGTATTTAGTTGCAAAAGGATTTGGATATACTGTTGCATCAATCCATGTACTTCTTGCAGAAGTGCCTGTATACCAAATTGGATTTCCTCCAGCTATGGCTGTTTCTCCATAATTATAAATTACATACTGATCATTAAAATTATCATTTATAGTGGTATAATACCATATTACTTCCGTATGTAAGTTATTAATACCTGCATAAACCTGTTGTCCTTTGGTAGTGTCTAATTGATTATAGACATAATCTTCTACCGAGCATGGCATAGATTTAACTGTACCATCAAATAGAAAAAATCCATTCGAACTCATCCAGTAAGCAACACCATCTATTTCTACCGCTGCATTTTTACCTATTAATCCGCAGTTGGTTCCTACTTGTTCAAATCCAAACGTAAAAGGAGCTCCTACAAATTTCATAGTATATAAAGCTGTATCCGTCCAAACTAAAATAGTTTCTTTTGCTTTTAAAGATCCAATAATTCTAGTACCATCTTGTAGACGTTGTGTTCCAGCCGTATTAATTGCTGTTGGATTATATATATTAATTCCCTCTTGATCTGAAAATCTTATAAACATATCATCTTGAGTTGTTGGATCCCCAATTGTTATCTCGGTTCCTAAATGAATTAAATGTCTTGTGGTTGGTGAAATTAAACTAACTCTGGTTGCTGTTGGGTTATTAGTAGTTTCAAAACCAGTTGTAGTTGTAGATGCTCTAATCGTAAGTGAACTAGGAGCTCCTGCGTCCCAAGTAAATGTTTTTCCATTAGCAATGGTGGCTACTAATACTTGTCCATAGTTATCTAATGACCATAAACCAGGTTCTAATGTAACATCTGCAGCCGGAGATGCTTCACCCCAACCATCCGATCCCCATGTAGAAACACCCCAACCATAACCATACGATTGAGCTGCAGGACCAACAGTCTCATAAGGTTTAACATCGATGCTTCCACCAGATGCTGCTCCTGTAGAAACAGTGGCTTGAGTAATAGTAAAAATAGTATTGGAAGTTATAGTTGTTACTTGAAATAATTTATCTTCAAAGTCTGCATTAGTATATCCTGTCCCAGCAGGTAGTGTTACATTATCTAGCAACACAATATCTCCTACAATAAGTCCATGTGCTGTTCCTGTAGTAACGGTACAAATAGCTGTAGACCCATCGGTTGCAATCGTTGCTGCAGATAAGGTAGTACGAATCGGTGTAATATCATATAATTGGCCTTCAAAATAAATAAGTAAAAATTTATCCGAACCTAATCCAACATATCTATTTCCTTCAATATCTACAAAGGCATGTTGTTTACGAACTACACCTACAATAGTATCTGTAATTAAAGAAGCCCAGCCTGATACTTTTTCTGGAAGACCATAACGAAATCTAACATTGTCAGAATCAATCCATCTTCCTTTTGCACCTACTGCAGTATTTTCTTTATCGATTCCTGGTTGAAATTTTATTTGCTGGAGAGCCATTGTTTAGCTCCTATATATTATCTTTATATGCCCAACCTCTTGTTGCATTTACATAAACTAAAGTAAAGGCAGCACCATTTGTAGTAACAACTAAATTAGTAGCAGTACCAAATATATTGGAACCATTTCTAGCTACCGTTAGATTGTTAGAGTTAAAAGCATTACCACTATCTATAATAGTTATTTCATCTCCAATAGAAGGAGATGCGGGTAAAGTTATTGTTACAGGAGAGCCAAGTCCCGATCCTGAAGTATTAACTAATAATTGATCTCCACTAACAGCGTTATACCCACTTGGAATAGTATAATAACCCTTAGTAATAGGTCCTGAATTAATATTAGTACCATCAGAATATAAAACCATTTTAGCACCTACAGGAACAGATACTCCTGTACCTGAAACTGTTTTAACAGTTAAGGTATAATTAGAAGACCTGTCTGTTGCATCTTCTATGATAAACACCCTTTCCGCACTATCCGGCATCGTAACAATTCTATTGCCAGTTAATGTACCTGTTAATTTATAATATAAATTTTTACCATTAGATATTGCATAATTTGCTAAAGTTAGTGCAACGTCAGCTGCTGCTACATCTAAATTTAAATAACCAGAAGCTGCTTGTTCTAAAATTTGTAAGTTAGTATTTGTAATAGTTCCCCATGTCCCTGATTTTTCACCAGTGGTCATTAATTCTAATTTTAAATCATTTGATGTTGTTGATGCCATAATTATCCTTATATATCAGGGTCTATCGGTACCCAAATTTGTGATACCCCTGGAGGTATCGGAGTCCATGTTATAACAGAAACAGAACTAGTTGCAAGATTAAATCTAGTACCCGTAGGAACCATTAATACATCAGGAATAGGACCTAAATTACCTATGCTAATATTTAATCTACTTCCATCAGGTACAACAACTGCTCTATTCCCAATAACACCGACATCGGAAAAAGCAGATTGTGCAAATGAAGTAGTTCCAAAAAACATAGTTTATCCTTACGGTGTTGGTACTCTTACCCAAATTTGACCCACAGAAGGATCAATTGGGTTCCACAATCTAATATTAGGTTGAGTGGTTCCTATATTTAATTGAGTTCCTGTTGGTATTATAGTTGCTTTTGCAACAATTGTCACGGATCCAGTGGTTAAATTAGCTCTGTTTCCAGTTACAATGGCTGTCGCATTTGCTGCTACCGTTGCATCTCCAACGGTTATATTAATTCTATTTCCTGTGACCGATATATTTGCATCTGCACTGATCGTTACATTTCCTGTGCCTATATTAAATTTATTTCCATTCGGTAATACAACTGCTTCAGCAATCGTAGTTACATTACCAATCGTAGTATTGAATCTATTTCCTGTTACAGAAACAACGGCCCCCGCTACAGTCGTCACGGTTCCCGTTGCAATATCTAAAGCACTTCCTGTTGCTTCTATTAATGCATTTGCAACAACAACTGGATTGCCTGTTCGTAGAATAACTTGATTCCCTGTAACCGATACATTGGCATCGGCTAACACAGTAACATTACCAATGGTGGTATTGACCTGACTTCCTATTAATGGAACTACGCCACTAATAGAGAACGTAACCGTTCCTGTTCCTAGATTGAAAGCATTCCCTGTAATAGGAACACCTACACCTTCTTTAATGGTTACGGTTCCTGTTGCTAGATTATATCGATTTCCGTTTGGAAGAACTAAAGCGTCACCAATGATAGTGACATTACCAATAGAGGTATTGATCCTTGAACCAGTTACATCGACAAGGGCATTTGCAATTCCGATATCTGAGAAAGGGGCAGATGCAAATGTTGTTGTGCCGAAGAACATGGTAGATTACCTACCATTCTTTACTTTTAGATACAGTCGCTGGATTTTTTTGTGCTTCTATTTGACTGGATAGATTAGCTTGCATATCAGCTTCTGATTGGTCATTCGCTGTTACACAACTAATCGCATGCTCTTTAGTCATAGCATCAAAATCCATACCTTCTGAACCTGCACAAGAGCCATACATACTAGCTGAATGTTCTCCATCTACTGCTGTATATCTCCAATGTATAGTTTTTACATTGTTGTCTGCGTCTGTCTCAAAGTTTGGGAAAGACCATTCGTATGTTATTGCCATAGTTTTTTCTCCTTATTATGGTTGGTTTTCTAGAGCCGTTATTCTAGCTTCTAATTCTTGAATTGTTTTAACTAGCAAAGGTACTAATTTAGATTGGTCTATTCCTTGATATTTAGGATTACCATTTTCATCTACTGCATCTTTTTCTCCAGTAATTGCTTCTGGAACTACACTTGATACTTCATGTGCTAAGAAACCATCAACTGTTTTATCTGCATCTACTA